TTTATCAATTTTTTTTTCACCTGCATATAAACGTTGACCGTCCTTTTCCCATCAGATCAGTGATAGCATATACCAAAGCATCAATACGTCCGGGCGACTCTTTAGCCTCCCTACTGTCCCATGAAGTCATCTGATCCTCCAGCTTATCTAATCGGCCCACATGATGCACCTGACCCCGTTCATATAACCCGACAACAGGCTCGGCACGGGCAAACTTGTTTTTCTTTGCCACAACATCTATAACCCTCACCGTCTTATCAATGTTATGTATTACAGCCTTGACCATATCCCACCCCTGGTTTGTCTCTGCTACTATCCTGTCACCTTCCCACTTGTACATGTTTCTTATCCCGTAGGTAGCCCATTGATTAGGTGACATGATACCCGAAACATCATCCAATACGTAAAAATGCCCATCAAATCCTATCCCTGCCGTTACTATTCCCGCCTCGTCTGAGGACTGTGTTGAAGTACCCGACGGGTCAATAGCGGTGACGATAGTCTTTAGTGCCGGCTTGCCATATTGATCTAAGGGTAACTCTGCCACTCTGTACTTGTCAATTATGTCGTAAGTCCATAAAGCCCCTTCAATGTCATCCATAAACTCCCCGTAGCGGAACCTTTTCTGCTGCCGGTGGGACAGGGTGTTAAGTACTGATTCAATATAATCTTCCGGTAAGTTATCAAGATTGTCGTCCGGGTTCATCCTCATGTGAGAGTAGTACTTCCCGTCCAATGCCTCGTTTGAGTCGGGGTTGACGTGCTGAATAAATAGCTTGTATGTCCAGTGCTGAGTTGAAGGAGGGTTACAGTCACAATAAATGCGGTTTACTAATCCTGTTTTCTGTGCAAGGCGGGTTAAGAGAATTGAATATGATTGATAGCTTACCTGTGATGCTTCATTAATGAATATTGTCGAATACTCATTACCGAGTACCTTCTCTGTCCTGTCCTTGTCGTCAAGACCACCAATCCATATCTGAGATCCATTAGTAAACTCAATGAACCAATCTGACTTATTCATGGTATATTTAAGGTTCGGATAAATTAATTTAATAACCTTAGGAATAGTGTCGTGCCATAATGATTGTTTGGCATGGTTGAAGGCAAACCGGACAATTAATGCCCTTGCACCTTCAGCCTCAAGGCACCTTGCAATAATTGAAGCTATAATTAAAAATGATTTACCCGATCTAGACCCCCCATACAACAGAAGATACTTCGCTTGTGACTTAAATAATTCAAGAGCCTCATATTGTTTCTTTGTTAGTGTGAAACTCATAATCCCTTAAAAGCATCATCGAGATAAATAACCGTATTCCCTGAGTGTTGTATTCTTTGTGAGTCTGCCCAGCCAAACCTATTTTTCATCTGCATATACCATCCGGTATAATTAAACTCCCTATTCTGTAAATTTTTACGCCCCGTCTTTGTCCACCATGCCTCTGATAATATCTTTCCCTTTTTTATGGTTCGTGAAAACTCATCATCTTCTTTTAATAATCTTTCCCAAAGATCATCCGAAAAGGTATTAACATCCTTTCTGATGTCAGCCAATAACACTCTTACCTCAACATCAGAGCCTCCCTCTGAATATAAAGCCAAGACTGCATCTTGCCATCTATCTTGAAAAACATCCGTTTTTACCTTTGGCCTTCCCATCAATTGTGGACGAATAAAATCTTATCTATCTTCAGCACCCTGTAATTATTCTCCTTGCAATACTTAACCACTTCCTCGCAATATTCCCCGTCCGCCTGAAATTTGACACTGTTAAATCCTACTTTCTTCGCTATATCGGCCCTGACAACAAAAGCTCCCATGTCTATTCCGCACATCTTGGGGTTTGTCTTGAATACGTTATAATCGAAATATGAATGTAGCATATCGCAATATACCATACCCACCGCTTTTGTCATCTCTGTCAGCATCTTGTCAACAAACGTCCGAATGTAGTAGTTGTCATCATTCGTTATGAGAATCGGATCGTCGGGGTTACACTCTATCTTCTGGAGCATCATCTTACGGTTTGGATGCCCCCATTTACCCCTTCTTTCCTTCGACTCACATAGTATTAAACGCTTATCCTGAAATTCTGTTACAATATCTGTTATTTCTTTTGGAGTTGGGCCGTCGTGAATGATATATAAGAGCCAGTTAGGATTAGTTTGAACAATGAAAGAGGCAATCATTAACTTTATCTCTTTCGGACGCTGATAAGCTACTGCTATTATCTGAAGGGTTCTCATTTCAATTCCATATCATCAAAACTCCCATCCCTGTTCAATCTCATCAAATCCCTTCTCCTTCCTTACGTTCCTTGTCCCTGCTGTATCGTGCCTGATATACTTTGCCGTTACCGATTTATCTAACATGATCTATAAAATGAAACTCTTTCCCCTCTCCCCTGATGTCATTGGGGATTATGTTGTATTTTATGCCTTTCTCCCACGCCACATAACAAAAGCTGAACTGGTCCCGTTCCGCATATTGTTTATAAAGTCCCAGCCACCTCAGAGAAAATTCCCTGATGCTATAATTATCCCTTCTTAGCATAACACCGTTTTCCGTTAACCCGTTATGTTCCGGGTATCGGAATGATCGGTAAAGTTGCTCCTGTATAAGCGTTAAATTCGTATCACAAATACCAAGTTTCATGCACTCCCACATCTCATCATAAATACAATCCCGCCAGGGGTGTTTCAAAGCGGCTATATCGTAGTCTTTGAGATACTTCTCTACTAAAAGGATAGGTGAGGCCCGTAGTGAGATAGTGGCATCGAGATATATGTAATAGTCAAATCCGGGTATTCTGTCAAAAGGATAAATCTTTATCTCTCTTGATAGTCTTCGGGGATCACGCCCTGAACTGTCAACAGTAATTTTATTGTAATCACCGGCTTCTGTGCCATCGGTGAATAGAAAATAAGATGCCTCGTTACGATATTCTTCCGGTATCTCTTTCAGAGAATCGAAATTATTAAACAGCGTAACGTAAACGGCTATCTTCATTTTTTTAATATTAACAGCTCACCCTTCCACCCGTTGTCAATAGGCTTGGTAAATTTGATTTTGAAATACTTGTTTATCTGCCGTTTCAGTTCAGTAATATCCTGAGTATCCATTGTCTCATACTCCCCGGCTTTCTGGACTCCCACCTCAAGCAATCCAACACCGTCAGACTTCAGTAGCCGGAATATATTTTTCAGATACTTGTCTATGTCGTAAACATGATCTATGCAATTTGAAAAGACGAAGTCAAAACACCTGTCTGGGAATTTCACATCATGGAAGTCACCATAAAGGACATGATTATTATTCTCTCCGGGGGCTATGTCAATGCCGATTGCGACAGCACCCATCTTCTTGAAAGCTTCTACCTCACCACCAAGTCTCGCACCTAAACAAAGAACCGTCTGCCCACGCCACTGAACATAATCCCGGTAACGCTTGTAAACGATGTCCCGGATTTCAGTATTTTTTTGGGACACTTCGCCAAAATGATTTTTCAGCTTTGATGACTGATGCTCCAGATATTCCTGATATGACTTATATTTCATTTCTTAAACCCTTTTACCACCACCTTACCCGGCAGTTTCTCAATCTCGCACTCCTGATGCCAGCTCTCATCATCCTCACCCGCCAGCCCGTAGGTCACTAACTTCTGCCTGACAAGATAACCGGAGATTATTCTGATTGTCTCCGGGGCAGCTTTGAGATAAACCGATTCCCCTTCTCTGAATGCTACACTGATTACCTTTCTCATCTACTCATTTGCTAAATTGCACCCTGACAAATATTTAAGTAATTCTCTTTCGCTTTCCTTGTCAAATAAAAATTCATCCCATGCTCCAAATCTTGATTTATAACCAAAGGCATAACTTAATCCATACCATAATCTTTTGAAAAAATTATGATATGTTCTTAGGTGTACCTCCGTATAGAGTAATTTGTCGTCATCGTCTCTCCAAAAAAACATTTGATGTTCCAGCGAAGAACAACTGCATATAAAAATTTTCTTTGTCATACCACCAAATCATCAATTATTATCCTAAGCTGGCCCTAAGTCCTTCCCGCATTTAAGACAGGTATTGATTTCACCCATACATCTTGTATGAACGGATGCAAAGGGATGGTCGCATTCTGTTTCATAAATGAGTGGGTCGTAACCTGTTGATTCGATTTCTTCAATCCTTTCCTTTAACCTGCGATAACCATTACAGAAGGTTGACATATCCGACTGAATGCTAAACTGCAATTCAACGTCTTTAAGAACTTTTAAAACGTCATCCTTTCTCATACCACCAAGTCATCAATTACTATACCGTGTTCATCAAGCCTTTCGGAGAATATTTCAAGCATCTTATCAAGTACATCGTAAGCATCATACTTGTATTCCTCTATCTGGTACTCCATGCCCTTTTTAGAGTTGTAGACGAAGTCCCATATGACAAATGCCATGTCAGTTGCCTTGATAGCCCTCAGATGTTCCAGCCTGTCATCAGGATCGTTTAAGTCGTATGTTATTGTTGCCTTTGCCATAGTCTTTTAAAAATCCGGTGTTTCCACTGGCACACCGAAAAGACTTAGTCTTGGTGTCGGAGCCGTACGAACTCCATAATGGGCTTGTAACTTTTTTCATCTTTCGTTTTGCCCTTGTGCGAGGAAGGGAATCGAACCCTTATCAAAAGCTAATGAAGCTCATATGCTACCATATGCACTACCTCGCAGTTTTGACAGGCTCCCATTTCCTGTCGTGTCGTCTAAAGTCTTTTTGTCACCCCGTGACGCTTGTCCTTTAGCGGGGAGTGGTTTTAAAGATCGTAACGGACGTTTAGGTTTTTGGACAACTCGCTTTCGCCTCTTGCCTCGCTTGACCATGCGCCCGTTATATTGTAGGCAAGGGCGGAGTTCAGAGCTTTACCCGTGGTTAAAAGTGTTTCATTCCAACGGCTAACGGGTTGCTATACAATACCGCAACAATGCCAAATAAGTATGTTTGTGTAAGGGCAGGATTTTTACCTGCATGACATATAGCTGATGTTAGTCTGCACCCTTTCGGGGATAATGGTTATGATTTTCATCAGCCTTGAGGACTGTACTGCGTAACGGATATTTACCAGACTTGTGTACCGCAATCTTATTCCCAATCCTGTCTCACCCCATAAGCTTATCGACTCACTCATTCCGCCACCTCACACAAACAATATCATT